GCCGGTACGCCGGATCGCGTCTCGGGCGCCAGGAGCTCGACGGAGAGCTTGTCGAGGAAGGACTCGGCGCGCTCTGGAAGCTCTCGCTCCTCGACGCCACGCGCGTCGACGAAGCGCCCGAGCTCGCCCGCATCGCCGTCGCCGTCGACCCCTCGGCGACCAACACCGAGACCTCCGCGGAGACGGGCATCGTGGCCGGTGGCGTCGACGCACGCGGGCACGGCTACATCCTCCGTGACGCCTCGGGGAAGTACACCCCGGGCGAGTGGGGCGCCGCCGCGGTGCTCCTGCACGACGCGCTGGACGCTGACTGCATCGTCGTCGAGACGAACCAGGGCGGCGACATGGCGGTGCACGTGCTCACCACGGCCGCCGAGAAGCTCTACCGCGAGAAGAAGCGGAAGACCCCGCACATCACCGTGCGGCGCGTCCATGCCTCCCGCGGGAAGCGGGCGCGCGCCGAGGCGCCTGCGGCGCTCTCCGAGCAGCACCGGGTGCATCACGTTGGGTGCCTCCCGAAGCTCGAAGATCAGCTCTGCACCTGGGACGCAAGCGACGGGTCACCCTCGCCGGATCGCCTCGACGCCTTCGTGTGGCTGGTGACCTTCCTGATGCTGGAGACCAGTGCCGCGCCCTCCTACGACGACGCGGCCGCCGCCCTCGGTGCGGTCCAGCGCCGCGACGCCCGCGCCACCGCCTCTGCTTGGGACGACCCCGAAGACGACGACTGACCAGTGGCCGGCATCCTCGACACCATCTTCCGCCGCGTCGTCGGCGCGCCCGTGCCCGGCACCGGGGCACCCGCCGCGACGCCGACGGACCACGAGCCGCTGACCAGCACCACGGTCGCGGCCCTGCGCGCGATGCTCGACGAGCACGACCGCGGGACCTTTCGTCGGTCGGCGCTCCTCGCAGACCTCCTGCGCCGCGACGCCGATGCCTTCGGGGCGCTGCAGCAGCGGCTGACGCTCCTGGGCTCGCACCCGGTGGCCGTTGACCCGGCCGACGACTCCGAGGCGGCGAAGGCTTCGGCCGACGAGCTCGCCGCCGCGTGGCCTTCGATCTGCACCCCGGGTGCGAGCTACGACCTCTGGACCGACGAGGCCATGCTGGGCTTCGGTCTCGGGCAGCTCGTGTGGTCGGCGCCGGCGGAGGGTGGCCCCCTCACACAGCGGTTGGAGCCCGTGCACGGCGCGGCCGTGGAGCACGAGCGCAGCAGCGGGCGCTGGTACGTCGAGACCGTCGACCAGGGCCGCGTGCTCGTGACGCCCGGTGACGGGCAGTGGGTGCTCTTCGCCCCGCGCAGTGCCCGCGCACCCTGGATGTGGGGCGCGATCCGGCCCTGCGCCGAGTGGTGGCTGAGCAATTCGAACGTCGCCAACGACGGGCGGCGCAGGTCGGAAACCACCGGGCAGGGCATCTGGAAGGCGAAGCTCCCGGGCGGCGCGCGCGAGGGCGTCGACGGCAAGAAGTTCATCTCCGCGCTGCGGAACATCGGCCGGTCCGCGGTCGTGCCGGTGCCCCAGGGCGCCGACGCGAGCACGAGCTACGACGTCGAGCTCATCGAGGCGAAGGCCGACGCCTACAAGATCTTCGAGTGGTTGAAGCGCACCGGGGGCGGCGCGATCCGCCTCGCGCTCCTGGGTCAGGACCTCACGAGCCAGAACAACCTCGTGGGCACCAACGCCTCGAGCGAGACCGGCGCGGACACCCTGCGCGCCGTCGTCGCAGCGCAGGCCCGCGGTTGGGGCGAGTGCGTCACCGCGCAGGTGAGCGTCCCCCGCGCGCGCTACCTCGGGACGCCGGTGTCGAAGATCCGCGTCCACATCGAGGGCGAGGACACGCGCAAGGCCGACGCCGAGGCCGCGAAGGCCGAGGCTGATGCGGTGCAGGCGTGGGCCTCGGTCGGCGTCGATGTCGACCTGGTCGCGCACGCCACGAAGGCCGGGATGGTCGGCGCGAAGCTGAAGGCCGCGACCCCGCCCCCGCAGCCCACCGAGAAGCCGGTCACACCATGAACCTCACCGCACCTCCCACCCAGCGCTTCGGCGCGCCCTTCGTGCCTCTGGCGATCGAAGAGACCGCCCTGGCGCGCGAGTTCACGCCGCGCGCGCTGATGTACTGGGACGACGCGCCCGCGAAGCCCTACCGCATGGAGGGCGACGTGGCCGTCGTCGAGATCGTCGGCGCCCTCGACACCCGCGGTGGGTGGTGGTGGGACGGCTACGACCTCATCGCCCAGCGCACCGCGGCGGCCCTCGCCGACCCGAAGGTGAAAGCCGTCGTGCTCGCGCTCGACTCGCCGGGGGGCATGGCCGCGGGCAACCTCGACTGCGCCCAGCAGCTCCGCGCCCTGGCCGACGCCGCGGGCAAGCCCATGGTGGCGCACGCCGGGACGATGGCCTGCTCTGCGGCCTACGCCCTCGCCTGCGCTGCGGATCGCGTCGTGCTCACCGCCGACGGCACGGTCGGGAGCATCGGCACCATCGCCACGGTCTACGACCGCACCGCGGCGAACGAGAAAGAGGGCTACGACGTGCGCGTCGTGCGCTCCGGGCCGCTGAAGTCGGATCCCCACCCCGACGTGCCCCTCACCGACGCCAGCGTGGCGCGGGTGCGCGCGCGCATCAACGAGCTCGCGGGGATCTTCGCCGCGTGGGTGTCCTCGCGGCGACCCGAGTGCCGCGACCCCCTCTCACTCCAGGGCGCCGTCGTCTACGGCGCCGATGCGGTCTCCAAGGGCCTCGCCGACGCGGTCGGCACCCTCGCCGATGCAGTTACCACCGCGGCCTCGATGGCCGCTTCCACGAGGAAGAAGATGGACCACGAGAAGCAGCTCGCAGCGGTGCTCACCGCCCTCGGCGCGACCTCCCACGAAGAGGCGCTCGCCACGATCACCACGCAGAAGAAGGCCGCCGAGGCGCTCGCCCAGCGCGAGACCGAGCTCGCCGCCGTGCGGGCCGAGCTCGCCCAGCGCGACGCCGCCAGCGCCACCCAGGCCCGCGAGACCGTGCTGGCGAAGCACCGCACGCGCGGCGCCCTGACCCCCGCGATGGAGGCCGACAGCGCGTACCTCGCCGACCTCGCGCCGCTGAGCGCGGAGGCCCTCGACCGCGTGCTCTCGAAGCTCCCGGGCGCCCCGCAGGCCGTCACGCCGAAGAGCCCCGCGGCCGTGCAGCCCAAGGCCGACGCGGCCGACGACATCACGGCGACCGACCGCGAGTGGGCCGCCCGCTTCGGGGTCAAGACCGAGAACATGCAGCGCGCCGTGAAGCGCGACCGCGAGCGCGCCGAGGCGCGTGGTCTCGCGGACACCGAGTGATCCGCACCGCCACCACCTGACCGGAGACCACAGACATGACCGCACTCGCCAAGAACTTCGCCCGCAAGCGCATGGGCGTCACCCCCGTCCTCGCCCTCGGCTTCGCCGTCGGCCTCGCCGCCTCGACCCGCGTTTACCAGGGCTCGATGGTCGCGATCAACCAGGCGGGCAACCTCGTGCCGGCGTCGGCCGACGCCTCGCTCTACGTCGTGGGCGTCTCCGAGGAGGAGGTCGACAACAGCAGCGGCAGCGCGGGTGACCTCTCGTGCACGCCGCGCCGCGGCCCCTTCTACTTCTCCAACAGCAGCTCCACCGACGCCATCACCGACGCGGACATCGGCCGCCCCTGCTTCGTGGTCGACGACAACACCGTCGCGCGCACGAGCAACGGCGGCGCCCGGCCCGTCGCGGGCATCGTCGAGGGCGTCGACGGCTTCGGCGTCGCGGTCTCCGTGGGGATGCCCGGCGTGGCGCTCAACGGCGTCATCGACCTGCTCTACCCCGCGGGCGCGGACCTCTCCACCACGGGCCAGAACCTCTTCGTGAAGCTCAACGGCTCGTCGGCCATCGTGCTCGCGGACAGCGCCGGTGAGCTCGCGCTGGGTGTGCTGCAGAACGCCCCCGCGTCGGGCGCCATCGCGCGCGTGCGCGTGTCCGGCGTGTCGAAGATCATCGCGGGCGGCACCCTCGCCGACGGCGCCGTCGTCGCCACGACGGCCACCACGGCGCGCGCCAAGGCCGCCGTCGTCGGCACCGTCTCGGGCAGCAACACCACGGGCAGCTACGCGATGGGCATCCTGCTCGCCGACGGCACCTCTGGCAACGCCACCACCATGCTGGTCCAGCCGATGGGCCTGATCCCCCACACCGCGGCGTGACCGCGGACACCCCTCACGCCACGGAGATCTGAACCATGTCCATCCTCGTCAAGCACGCGGACCTCGCGGCCCTCGACCGCACCCTCAAGAGCGCCTTCCTCGGCGCCTACGAGGGCGGCGGCTACACGCCGCGCTGGCCCTTCCTCGCGGCACGCCAGTCGTCCACCTCGAAGAAGAACACCTACCCCTCGATCATCGACGCGGCCTCGATCCGCGAGTGGTCCGAAGGCGAGCGCGTCGTCAACGGCCTCGTCATCGAGGGCGCGAGCGTCACGAACCAGAAGTGGGAGCTCACCTACGGCATCCGCCGGGAGGACCTCGACGACGACCTGACCGGCACCGTCGCCCAGGCCGTCTCGCGCGTGCGGAGCGGCGCTGGGAAGTACCTGCGCCACCCCGACAAGCTCATCTTCAACATCATCAAGTCGAACGGCACCGCCCTCGACGGCGTGGCGCTCTTCTCGGCGTCGCACCCGGTGAACCCGAAGGACAGCGCCGCGGGGAACTTCAGCAACACCACCTCGGGCGCCCTCACGGCGAACAACGTCGCCGCCGCGCGCGCGACGATGATGGAGCTCGTGGGCCCCGACGGCGACCCGCTCAACGAGAACCCCAACGTGATCCTGGTGCCCCCGGCGCTGGAGACCACGGCCCGCAAGATCGCCCAGGCCGACGAGGTCATCTACAGCGCGACCGCCACGGACACGCGCGAGATGAACGTCTACAAGGGCAACTACACCGTGGTCGTGGCGCCCCACCTCGCAGCGAGCTTCTCCAGCGGCAGCGACGCCTACTGGTACCTCCTCGACACGAACGACCCCGAGGACCGCGGGCTCATCTTCCAGGAGCGCGAGGCCGTCGAGCTCGTGACCCTCTTCGACGTGTCGGACCCCAACGTGTTCGAGCGCGACGAGTACATCTGGGGCACCCGCGCGCGGTACACCGCGGCCGCGGGCAACCCCAAGAAGATCTGCCGCCGCACGGGCTGATTCATGGCCTACGCCACCCGCACCGACCTCACCACGCACGGCCTCTCCAGCGCCGCCCTCGTGTCCATCTCGACGGGCGACCGGGACGCGGCCCTCGACGCAGCCAGCGCGTCGGCCGACTCCTACCTGCGCGCCCGGTACACCACGCCGGTCACGGGGTACGGCGTCGACCTCACGCGCGCGGTCTGCCAGCTCGCGGCGTGGGACCTCCTCAGCGTGCGCGGGTACGACCCGCAGCGCGGTGGGGATGAGGCGGTGCGGCTGCGCGCCGAAGATGCGATGCGCTGGCTGCGCGACGTCAGCGCGGGCAAGGCCTCGCTCTCCGGGGTCGGTGAGAGCGAGTCGGACTCGTGGTCGGAGTACCTCGGCCCGGTGTCCGACGAGGCCCGCGGCTGGTGAGCCTGCGCGAGTCGGGTGACCCCCTCGACGCGCTGGTCCGTCAGCTCGAAGCGTTCGAGCGCACGGGCCCGGCGCGTGTGCTTGGCGCACTCAACCGCACCGGCAACGACCTCATCCGCGAGACCTTCGACCGCAGCCGCGCGCCGACGGGCGAGGCGTGGAAGCCCCTCGCGCGCGGCCCCTCGCGCCGCAGGCCCGGGCGCAGGCCGCTGGTGAAGACCGGGGCGTTGAGGTCGTTCGCCTCGCACGGCGTGATCGTCGGCACCACCTCGGTGTGGGCCACCTCGCGCATCGGTGCGTTCCACCAGCTCGGGACCTCGCGCATCCCCGCGCGCCCCTTCCTGCCGCCCGGCCGCCTCCCGCTCGCGTGGGGGCTGCGCCTGGCCTACGCCGCTGACCTCGCCCTCCCGCTGCCGTGACCATCGTCCAGCACATCTCGGAACTCGCCGCAGCGGTGATGCCCGACGTCGTGTCGGACTTCGCCGCGCTGCACCCGTCGGCGGCGGCTGTCTCGTGGGAGGTGTCGACGCGTGCGCTTCCGCAGCAGGGCGTTCCCCCGCGGGTGACGTGGGTTCCGACGCGCGATGACTACGGGCCGCCCGAGAAGCGCACGCGCGGCGGGCAGAGCACGGAGCGAAGCCTCGGGACGCGCGTCGCGGGCATCACCTGTGAGTGCTGGGGCACCGACGCTGACGCGACCGAAGATCTCCTGGAGTGCCTGCTGCGGCACCTGATCCTGAAGGCTGGCCCGGCCAAGGTCGGCGTCTCCATCGTCTCGGGGCAGTGGGTCGAGCAGACCGGCGCTGCGACCCTCGGCGAGAGCTACGCGCTCTCCATCACGATGCCCGTCGACATTCGTGCCTCCCGCACCGCGGGCGCGCGCGTCGTCGTCACGCCTTCTCTCGACACCACCACCGCGAACCCATCGCCGGCCGACGCCACGCTCGACTCCGGCGACCTGCCCTGACCTGAGAGGCCACCCATGGTTGCATCCGTTTCCGCCACGCTCCGCACGCGTGGGCTCGGGCTGTCTGCCCTGCTCGCGCTCCCCATCGCCGTCGTCGGCTGTTCCTCGCTCGGAACGAAGGACGTCCCGACCCTGCTGCAGAACGAGGACGAGCTCACCGAAGACTTCGGCTTCGGCCCCGGGCCCTCGATGGTCGCGGCCATCGGCGAGGCGGCTGGCTGGCCCTTGATCTTCACCAAGGCCGAGACCGGCACCGCGGGGCAGGCGGGCGCGTACCACCAGCGCGGCGCAGGGAGCGCGGCCGCGGGCACGATGTCCAGCGTCACGGGCACGTCGACCGCCATCCCGGCGCTGACGGGCACGCCGGATCGCAGCTACGCGGTGCGCGTGCGGGTCACCACCGCGGGGGCAGACATCGCGGCGACGCCCGTGGTGCAGATCTCGCTCGACGGCGGGCTCACCTGGCTCGCCGCGGGTGCCGTGGCCGTCAGCGCGACCGCGCAGGCCATCGGGTCGACGGGGCTGTCGCTGGCGTGGACCGATGGGTCTTTCGTGCTCAACGACTACTGGACCGCGCAGGGCGCCAACTGCCCCACGGACGGGGACGCCACGGGCGCGAGCGTGCCGGCCTTCACGGGCACCCCGCGCGACGCGTTCGACGTGCGCGTGGCGGTGACCCGCTCGGCCACCACGGCGGGCGACGGCACGGGCGCCGTGCGCTACTCGCTCGACGGCGGCACCACCTACGCGCCTGAGCAGCCCGTCCCGACCTCGCGCGCCGTCGTGCTCGGGGACAGCGGCATCACCGTGACCTTCAGCGCGGCGTCGCTCGTCGACGGCGACGAGTACTACATCAAGACCACCGCGCCGGTGTTCACGGCCTCGGCGATGGCCGCGTCGCTGACCGCCCTGCGTGGCGTGAGCGTGGCCGATCACGAGGGCATCGTGATCGCGGGTGCCATCGACGCGACCTACTTCGACGAGATCACCACGGCGCACGACGCGCTCATCGCGGCGTCGAAGCCCCGGTACATCATCGGCCACGCGCGCGGGCAGGCGGCGGCGATCTACGGCGAGACCGCGGCGCAGTGGGCCTCGGCGCTCCTCGGCGCGACGCCCGGGTTCAGCGGCGCGAACGCGAACATGGTCCTCGTCGCCGCGGGCGAGTGCACGAAGAAGGACGGCCTCCACGGCGACGCCGTCCTGCGACGTTCCGTGCTCTTCGACATCGCCGCGCGCCTCGCCGCCATCGACGTCGCGGAGCACCCGGGGCGCGTGCGTTCGGGGCCTCTGGACATCGAGACGCTGCTGCACGACCTCGCCGACTCCACGTTGGTCAGCCTCGACACCCAGGGGCTCATCGGCGCGCAGAGCATCGTGGGCGTCGAGGGCTTCTACGCCACGCGCCGCACGCGCGCGGCCGCGGGGTCGGACTTCGACTCCATCATGCGCGTGCGCGTGATGTGCTTCGCCTGCCGCGCCGCCCTCGCCCGCATGGTCGAAGAGGTGAACGAGTCCATCCCGGTGAACGCGAACGGCACCATCCGCGCCGACGTGGCCGATGGCATCGACGCCTCGGTGACCTCGTACATGACGCGCGAGCTCGGGCGGCGCGTCTCGTCCGTGTCGGTGCAGGTCTCGCGCACGGCGGACCTCGTGAGCACCTCCACCCTCCCCTTTAAGGTCCGCATGGTGCCCCTCGGCTACTCCGAGGCGATCACCCTCGACCTCGGCTTCACCCTCGCCCGGAGCGCCTGAGTCATGGCTATCACCGTCAACGACATCGAGTATTCCTGGGGCTCCATCACGCTGAAGATCCGCGGCGTGGAGATCACCGGCTTCAAGGCGGTCTCCTACAGCGACGCGGTGGAGCGCGAGGCCGTGTACGGCGCCGGGCGCCACAAGCTCGGCATGACCCGCGGGAAGTACACCACCGAGCAGGGCTCGCTCACGGTCTACCTGAAGCAGGAGCGCGCGATCATCGAGGAGTTCGGCGACGGGTGGGCGGACGGCGACCCCTTCGAGGTCGAGGTGCGCTACGCGGAGCCCGGCGAAGACACGCACATCGACATCGTCGAGGGGTGCCGCTGGGCGGGCACGGGCGGCGGTGGCGAGGAGGGGTCCTCTCCCCTCGAGCGCGAGATGAAGTTCGACTTCATGCGGATCAAGCGCGACGGCGTCTACCTCGTGGCGCTGCCGACCTGAGACGGAGACGACGATGCCGAAGATCACCGACGAAGAGCTCCAGTCCCTGCGCGCCAAGCACCCGCGCGGCGTGGTCGTGCTGAACGCCACGCCCATGAACGAAGAGGGCAACGCGCCGACCGGCGAGCCCGAGCAGTTCGTGTTCAAGAAGATCGACCGCGCGGCCTACGCGAAGTACCGCGCGTCCGTTCGCATGGCGATGGCCTCGGGCGGCGGCTCGGGCGAGGAAGAAACCGCGCTCGCGCGAGAGCTCGTCGTCTGGCCCGGCCACGAGGCGTTCGACGCCCTGCGGGAGCGCGCGCCTTCGGTGGTTCACACCTTCGGCGTGCTGCTCGCCGACGACGCGTCAGCGTCCATCGCGGTCACCCGCGACCCTCGCTGAGCCTGCTCGCGCGAGATGACGCGGAGGTCGCGGTGGACGCGCTGCTGGCGCTGTTCCACCACGACCCCGACACCGCGCCAGAGCTCGCCCGCGCAGGCGCCTTCCTTGTCGCGGAGTTCTTCACGACCTTCCGCGCGCTCGCGAAGTTCCTCGGCGCACGCTTCGGCGGCAAGAAGAAACGCTGACCCATGAAGACCACCTGGACGCTGGAGCTCAAGGCCGTGAAGGCCATCGGTGGTGCGCGTGCGTACCGCCGTGAGCTGCAGTCGCTCCAGGGGATGCTGGAGAACGTCGACGGCGCGCAGCAGCGCCTCAACGCCAACCTCGGGCGAATGGCCGCACCCGCCATCGTCCAGCGGCGCGTGCGCGCAGAGCGTGCCGTCGTGCGGGAGGTCCGCGCGCAGAGCACGGGCCACCGCCGCGTGGCGCAGGACATTGCGACCCAGGGGCGCGTGCGCAAGGCCGTCGACGCGGTCCACCGCCAGGGCGCGACCCGCGCAGCCCGTGACCAGCAGCAGCACGCGGCCCGGTCGGATCGTGCGTGGCGCCGGGAGCTGCAGCACGTCAACCGCGTCGCGCACGCCGAGATGCGACGCGACCGGCAGGCCGTGCGCGCCAACGTGCAGCAGTCGCGCGCGGCGTTCCGCGGCGGTGCACGGGGCAGGACGGGCACCACGCTCGCGGGCCGCGTGGGCGGAGCCCTCGGCGGCTTCGGCACCGGCCTCGGGATCGGCGCTGGTGCGCTCGGTCTCGGCGCTGGCCTGGCAGGCGGCGCCTTCGGCGCGGCCGGGGCGTTCCTCTCGATGGCCTCGTCGGCGGTGGGCCTCGTGGCGTCGCTCTCGGAGAGCGTGCTGCAGATGATCGCCTTCCGCGAAGCGTCCATCTCGACGCTGCGGATGATGGCCGGCGGCAACGCCGCCGTCGCCGCGGAGCAGTACCAGTTCGCGCGGCAGTTCGCCCGCGAAACCCCCCT